CATTCCTATCGGTCTGCAGTTCGACAACGCTTCGCTAACGTCTCTTCTTAAAAGTGCGGACTGATACCGTCGTCATCTAGACCGTCTTCGTCTATGTCTTCCGGGCTGAAAAGTATGCTAGAATCCGTTAGGACAGTGAGCTTGGTGAACTCCAACGCCCCCACTAATGCTTGGTCTGACAGGTCGTATTCCTGCTGGTATCGTCGTATTAAATTGTCCAGATCAAACATAAAAGAATCGACTTGATGGTGCATATCCATAAGACGTTAACGTAGTGTTGTCGTTGCTGTAATCATGATGCTAAAAGTGTACGATATATTGTTACAATCTTCAAGCGTCGTTTTGTCACGGTTCATAAAGCATTTACTAACAACGACTTACAACTCTACTATTGACACCCAACCTGTATAGGCTGTATGTTGTTATACTAGCCCCTCACGGCTTTAGTGAGAGTGCCCTGCAACAGCTGTCTGTTTTAAACGATAACATCAATAGTAATAGCTTCTTTAGACGAGACGACCACAACAACGGACACTTTAAAACGTCGTCGTTATAAACTGTTATTGTAAAAGCTCCTCAAAGACTTGACACGCTTTTATCCTATAGTCGTCATCTTATTTCAACAGTATTTAAGGATAGGTGTGATTATAAATAATCCTGTATCTGTACTAACTACAAAAACACAGCTATAGAGAGATAGATATAGAAAGCTTTATGTTAGCTCCAAAGGAACGCTTTAGAACGTTTACGTTTATAAAAGCTATCAGTAAAGTTTGTTAACTCTTGATCTAACAGTTCTTGCTTTCTATCAATCATGTTTTGGTTAACGTCAGCAGCCATCTGCTGCACCCAGTAACCAATCGCTATTGATAGAGCGTCAAGACGGTCATCGTGTACAAGGGAACCTTTATCACGTGTTATTCGTGATAGTTGATACATTAGCATGTACCTAGTTTGTTGTTCTATAGGGTAACTAAGAGCACTCTTATAGTCGTTATTAATAACACTGGGATCAACAATAAGACGATGAGAGTTGAGTACAGGTTCCATAACATCAACAATACGTAGTTCTTTTTGTTTGTTATGTCTTACTTCTTCTATTGTTATCGGGTACGCAGTACGAAACAACGGTTTAATCAGTTCCATAAACATACCGTCACCAAAGTTAGACTCTATGACTACTTTGTTAACTTTGTTATCCTTGGCTATAGAGACGAGACGTTTTAGTGTTACCTCGTCATAACCACCACGGATACCACCAGCATCGGGTACAAACAGTTGACCGTTAAGCATCTTGACGACAGCGTACCCTGTTTCATCTTTACCACGACCAGACGGGTCAATGGACAGTACAGAGCCTGTATAGGGTATGTTATCCCCGATAGTCTTAGCTGGACGTTTATACCGATCCCCACTGAGACCTACGTTAGGTAGTGTTCTATCCGCTTGGTCTGGATCAGACGACCACAGGACTTTCTCAGGAGCAGTATCCACGTCTACGTCCATAATAATCAGATCGTTAATCTTCAGGGGGTATCTGTCAGCATCCGATAGCTTAGGATTCAGCATGAACTGCAACGCATACCCGGTACGACCGTAGGACATCTTACGTTCCTCTAGGTCCATATCAGTAAACCGTAGGGGTTCTGTAGTGGTACTTGTTGTTGTTTCGTCTATATTATCCGCTATAAGGGGGGCTAGATCGCCTCCGTAGTTTGATATGACCTCTGACTCATCCGGATACTCCGAAGGCCATATACGGGCGTTGTAGCCTCTTTCTCGTAGTTTGTTATAGATACTATCTTCACACTGAGGAGTACCAAGGAATAACACACGGGACGAATCGAGTGGTTTAAGGATCGCTTCAAACTCTTTTACTTGTTCATCTAGTTTATCCCGCATACCTTGGGTAGCGGAGTTGTTAGGGACTTCCACGTCGTCCGCTACGATTATATCAGCACGACTACCTGTTAACTGGGACGATATACCAAGGGACTTAACGGACGGGGCGTGTGACGCAGGAGCTGGTCCTACATCGAAAGCTATCTTACTGAACCTTTGGTTCTCTGTTGGTTTCAGTTGTTTAAGAATGGGTATATCGTGTATGATCTTTAACGTAAACGTGGAGAAGTCATCAGCACGATTCTTAGAAGCAGATACAACGAGTACGTTCTTTGTTGGGTCTAGCAGCAACTGATGTACTACATACGCACTACAAATCCAGCTCTTCCCAACACCACGAAACGCCATGATGGTTGACCGCTTAGGGCCGTGCTGCATATAGTCAGCAATATCGTACTGTAGTTCTGTCGGGTCTGGTAGGTTAAGATGTTTCCATACTAAGTACAGAAAGTTTCTAAAGTCCCGCAGAGGCGGTGGTATCTCTTGGTGTTTCGTCTTGTTGTTCACTGAAAGGCAAAGTTTTAAAATCGTTAGCTAAACTATCCATAGGAGTACCGTTACGACTGTCAACTGTTATGTTGTTATCTTTCAACCACTTACCCACAGTGTTCATCAAAGCTGGGTTGTACTCCTCCATCGCTTTCATGTACCCGACTGCATCTTTACACAGTTCAGTATAGTTGTCTGCTAGTTTAGCTCCTTCTACGTGATCTTTCATATTAACACTTCCACCTTCTTAACGCTAACGCTTTACGGGTAGGTCTGCCTTTGCTGTCTTTCATTGGTCCTTTTACTCCTGACATCCTAGCACAGAAGGAACGCTTACGAGGTCCACCACCGGGTTGAGGAGCTTTTAGGTTAGACCCAGTAAGTTTATTTATTCGTTTCCTACCTGACTCACTAAGACCACCTTTAGCAGACTTATCCGAAGCTCTTAAAGATACAGAGGCAGACCTCATTACTTCTTCTTTATCGCAAGCTTCTTGCGTTTAGCAACAGCAATGATGTCAGCTTGGGTAATCTTTTTACGATCCCCAGCCATAGCAGCTAGTCGTTTTTGTTTAGGCGTGTACGGCATAATTAGTTACCCTTCTTCGGAAACCCACGCTTCATATTAGCGTAGGCTTTAGGTGATACAGTAGACTCGCTTTTCTTACGGCTGATGCCTAGTTTACGTCTTCTGTTTATGTTTGCGTATAGTCCTTGTTTCATCGTTTCATTAACATCTCCATCATGCGGTCTAGTTTATGGCTGATCTCTTTAACACTACTCTCAAGACCCGTCATACGGTTCTCAACAGCGGTGTCTCGTTCACGTTGTGCAGCTAGTTCTACTTCAATCTTTGTTAAACGTCTCTCATCATTCTCCAAGCGATCAGTTAGTTTTTTAATCATCCACCCAATAACACCAAGAACGATGGCAAGGGCAGAGTCGAGAAAGTGTGAGACAGATTCAGTCATCTTTATCCTATCGCTACCACCTTGATGTATTTAGAAGCCCAAGAAATGCCGGAAGCTGCACCAGAGACATTAAGACCTACAAACCCATTAACGGCTAACTGTACACTTAACTGAGTAGTGGATATAGCTTTTACTTGAGCACCGTAAGAATTAGATGAAGCATCAGTAGGTGATACAATATACGGATTAGTACCACTGGAATCGTCACCAGCGTATACCGTAACTGAGAAGTCAGTAGTTCCTAAGTTATGTGTAAATGTTAATAAGGCAGCGTTAGCGACGCTAGTGGAACCGTCTGTATTTACCCATCCTGTGCTGTATTTAGAAACAGCACCCGCTGCAGCCCAACTAGTTCCGTTATAGGATTCGAGTTGATTAGTAGTAGTATTAAAGATAGTCTCCCCATCTGTTGGGCTGCCTATTGCATCCCTTTGAGTTGTTGTTAATCTAGGAAATACAACCCCACCTGTTGTGGAAACTACTTCGAGGGGTGCGGAGGGGTAAGTCGTACCAATACCAACCAGCCCGTCGGAGTCGATACGCATGTGCTCACTGGTCTGCCCCCAGAAAGCATTAACACCTCCCCTAGCTTGAATGATAATATTTTCTCCCGAAGATGATGTGATATGCAAATTATCGTTGGCTCCGTTACCTATAGTATGTCCATCTCCAAATTCTATTGTTCCATTAACGTGTAAATTGCCGTCGGAGTCGATACGCATTCGTTCTGTTTCAGCACCACTTTCAATTGTCTCTACTATAAACGCAGGATTTAAATCACCATCTGTACCTATAAGCCTAACACCTGTCGATGTGCTCCGCGATAGGCGTAAGTTTGGATTTACTCCTATTGTATTTATGTGTAACTCATCACTAGGAGCTGAAGTGCCGATTCCTACATTTCCATTTGTCTGTACATTAAACTTAGAATCAGTGTTACTAATTTTTACAGCGGTTACTGAATGGTCTGCTAATTGATCTGTATCGACTGCATCGTCAGCTATCTTACTATTAGTAACAGCATTGCTTTGTAACTGATCCTCTCCGATTGTACCTGTTATAGCCACACCGAAACCACGTTCGATGACTACAATGTCTTCACCACCACTAAGAGTGTTAACAATCGTAAGAGTATCAGTGTCAGGGTCTACTGTATAGTCTGTGGTGGGTTCAAGAACTGATCCGTCAACACTTACATCGTAAGCTGTATCTCCGTTTACTTCAGCACCTGTAACACTGTATGTAGTATTAGCTCCGGCATCCCCTGTAAATACCCACTTAGTTGGAGGAGCAGAAGCACCACTGGATAATTGATTTACTTTATCGTCTACGTATTGTTTAGTAGTAGCATCAGCTGTAAGAGTAGGAGCACCTACATTCTTGATCTTACTACCACCAGCGTCCCAGTCTGTCCCTCCTACTTCCTTCTGCAACGACGCATCGTTTAGTTCACCTATCTCTTCGTTCAGATAACGGTTGTGCAAGTAAGCTCGATCTAGTTCTGATTCCGTTAATACCGATCCGTTCTCAAAGTCTACAAGGTCTACTCCGGGTTGACTCTTACGACGTACCCGAACAATCTGTCCAGCAGTAGCACCGCTGTTAAGTACGATCTTAGTGGATGGGGAGGTGACTAAGCTAAAAAGAGAGGACGATATAGGCGAACCATCGATTTCAACTATTACGTGTTCGTCCTCTAAATATGGAAAAGTGAAAGCAAAGTCAGTCTGTGCTGCTGTTGCTGTGTAGTCTACGTAGGTCGTTGGCATGATATTATATTATTACTTATTGAGCGAGGAGTTCAAGCACATCTTCATAAGAAGCACCTTGTTTTGATGCAGTTTTAGCTTCAATTGTTTTATCGTACATTCTTTTTACCTCAGGGAACTCTCTTAACATTTGTTCTAAAGCTTTCGATCTAAAGTTACTTAACACTCTACTTATAAGAGGCACACGGGGGCTCGTTAAACCGTTTATTGAACTAGGGTCTAAGCTTCTGTATTCCTTACTTTTTATGAGTTTTTCTAAAGTCTGCCTAAGAGATTTACCATCTACTTTTATTTCAGAATGTAACTCCATCCATCTATCATAAGCAGTGCGTCCGTCATCTCCTGTGTATCTCGTTAAATCTACTAACTGGTTTAATTTACTACTAGGTGGAGAGAAACCGTGATGTAAGTTTGCCATCTCAACTAAAACAGGATCATCCGTCTTGGTTGAAAAAGCTATAGGGTTAAATGGATTAAGAATTTGAAACGGAGGTGCTTCTATACCTTCTGCTTCGTATGGTTCTCCTAATATATTTCTTCTTACATCCACCCTATCTTGTAATCCAAATCCTACTTTTTTAAAGACTGCATCCGCTAAAGTTCTCACTTCTCTTAACTCTTGATCTCCACCAACGGATTGACCCTGATAAAAAACATTAGGAACAAAAGCTGCTGCTGTGCTTTGTAATGCTTGTGCTAGTTTCTTTTCAGGTACAACCAAAGCTTCTATGAATTTATTAATACCTGCTAGATAAGATTTGTTTGTTACGTTTCTAGCAAAGGTTATACCGATAGCAGCTACAACTCTCTCAGCTTCACTAGCGTCATAGCCATGCACAGTGTCGTCAGTAACTGTAGCCATATCCGCAAACACACCCACAATAGTAGCTAAAGGATCAAGTCGTTGATAACTTATCCAAGTATCCCCTACTTTAATACTATACGGACGATTTCCGGCAGCTTCCCACACTCTTTTCTGCCTTGCATTTAGAGGACCACCGCCTGTTATTCTATGCTTATTTGCTGCAATAGTTGTTCCTACCGTAGCTGCTAATAAAGTTCCCATCGCTAACTGCCCCCGTGCTTCCGCTCTTATTAGCGGGTCTGGGTCTTCTAGTTTCTTTATAAATAAATCTCTATTAGCAGTTAAACCCGGAAACGAAGCTTTAGCTACTGCTTCCGCTCCTACTTGAAAAGGTCTAAATAAACGACCGAAAGAAAACTTTAAGATATTCGTGGGAGTTTTTATGAAAGGTAGCACTATCCAACCTAAAGGAACGGAAGACATAAAGTCGTTTAGTTTTTGACTTATTGGTCCTAGTTCAGTTGTAAACGTACTTTCGTGTGCTGATCTTAAATTAGGTTCTACCCATTGTTCAGCGAAACGAGCTAACGCACCTTCATCGTCCCCAGCTAACCCTAAATCTCTAGCTCTTTTTAAGTTATCAGCACGAGCTTGTTCAACATGGTTAAACATAAACTCTTCCCTAGCTACACGGTCATCTGCGAAGTCTAGTTTTTTAGCAGCATCTTCCGCATCTCTTAACAGTGAAGCTTCAGAAAAATGTCTACCTGATGTAGTCACTAGCGTCTCTATTCCATTTGAAATGAATTTAGCTATATCTTCAGGTTGCGTGAGTCCTTTCTTTTCTGTGGCTTCAATCCAAAGCTGTGCCATAGCTCTTCTCCTGAACTCTAAATCTTTATACATAGAGTCCATTGAAGTCATCAATCGTGTTGGTAGCCTTAGTATATTGCCGAAGTAATCTATAGCTGTTTTTATGCCATCAGCTTCTTTTAGTATATCAGGATCACCCCTAAGCTCTCTTAATGCACTTGCAAAGTTCTCACCAGAAATAGCGTCAACAGCAGCTTCATTACCCACATCTCCACGCCATCCTGTGTTTGTATCTAATAAACCGTCTTTAGCTTTCCACGCTTTACCCATGATCTGCCATAACTCGCCTGATAAATGACCATAAGACCAAGCAGAAACAACTCCTCTTCTGACTTCAGGTTCAGCAGTTAACCAACCGCCTATATATCTTTCAAACTGTTTTATAGTGGCTGATATACTATTACCAATGACATTGACTACGTTAGTCCGTGGTCCCCACAGTAATGAATTGATATAATACTCTCTAACCATTTTAGTCAGCTTGCCTCCGTTGCTTCCTCTGACTTGTTTGTTTATAGCAGTAATAGCATTCCAAAAATCATCTCCCGCACCTTCTTTTGATAGACGTATTGAATTAACAATATCATCTATTTTCATGCCACCACGTCTTCTTAAATATTCTTGTCGTAGTTTGGTATTCTGTATTTCCTTCTGAGACAATCCAATCTTAGCTTTAAACTGAGTAGAACGTAAACCACGACCGAAACCACTAGCAATTTCAGAAACCCTAGCTTGTAAGTTAAGCTGTACATCTAAGGCACTTTTAATTTGTGCTTCTAACAATTCATCTTCTAAACCACCTTTTTTCTTTTTAGCATACTGTTCTGATAATTCTACTAACTGTATACCATTTTCGGTCATAAACCTACGCAAAGCCAACATCTTTCCAGCAGCCCTATCCAATGCAACTGGATCACTTTCAGTCGCTCTAAGTAACCCCTCTAAGGTATTACCATCAGCACCCGTAGCGTCAGCCATTTCTTCAATAGCTATCTGATTCATTTTTCCTTCAGATACAAACTGCTTTTTTCCTTCTTTTATTAAAGTTTCACCACTTTTTTCTAAACTGGTATTTAACTCCGATTGCCTAAGACCACCTTCAATTGTAGGTACAAATACTTTCTTTTTGTTACCAGCTTCGTCAGTGATTGTTTTTAACATTCTACCTGAAGCGGTGCGTTGTAAAGATTGTAACCCTCCTGTAAATAATTTATCGTCTGAAAATACTTTAGCCTCTGTTTGTAATCGTACTTTTTCTTGTTTCGTTGGTTTAGGTTCTGCTTTGGGTTTGGCGAGTTCTACTGGTTTAACCTGCTCCTTAATCTCTTTAGTGAACTGCTCAGTAGATTTCTGTATAGCTTCTTCTTGTTGTCCTCCCTCTGCTAATATTTTATTCTTTCTTTTTATAGCTCTTAAACCAGCAACAAACGGAGCAACTAACGCACCTACCCCTAACTCCAAAAGCACACCTTCTAAAACATTTTTAGCCCTTCCCTCTAGTTCATTGTCGTCAGGATCAGCCGCTAAAAACTCGGTAACTGGATCACGAAGGTCTGTGTGTTGTCTTATTAAATTAGATAATCTTTCCTCTTGTCCGTCAAATGCGATGAAATCTGTAGTAGCAGAAGCAGCAGCGTATCCCTTCCAACTTAGATCAGTAAACGCTCCTGCCTTTGGTCCTTGTTTAGTTAACGCTTTAGCTGCTTTACCGCTTATACCTGTTATCTTTCCTGCTTTAGCAGCTTTACCCGCAACACTTATTCCTTTACCAATAACACCAAACGGCAACGCAAATTGAGCAATACCTTCTATTAACGTACCGGGTAATGTTTTTGATTCACCTAGTAATCGCTCTTCGTCTAAATCGGGTAATAAATCAAATGATAAAAAGTCTCCTAAATTATAAACACCACGAGCTAAAGATTCTATACCCCTAAAAGGAGCAGCAAAAGCATCTAAAGCATAATCACCAAAACTAAGGTCCTCCTGTAATGGTTGTTGTTGTTTTTCTTGAAGATTTAATTTCATTGTTCAAATAGCTGTTCTTGTACTTCGATAAACTTCTCTACAGTTTCCTGTGGTATTGTTTGTGTTTCGTAAATTAATTTAAGTAATTCTTCAACATCATCCACATTACTATCAATACCTGATTCACTTTCTCTTCTTAATTGTTCGTAACGTTCTTTAGGAAAGAAAGCATAAAACGGAACTAAATCTTTTAAAGCTTCTTTATTAGTGATGGGAATATTAAGAACCTTACCCTGTTTTCTCTTAATTTCTATTTGTCCTTGACGGATGCTGTCTAAATTCAAACGACTACTACCCATCAAATAAACCATTAATTTTCGTTCCGCTGTTTTTCTTTGTTTATCGTTTTTAGTGTTGTCTTGAATTATATCGTACTGATCTTCTAAGCTATCGAATAAACTTAAATCAAAATGACGAGCTATGACTTTGGCTTTTTTAGTATCTTTACTTCTCAGTGCTTTTTCTAAATCAAAATAATTATAGGTAGGTGAAAAGAAATAACTCTGACCCTGACCTAATTTTACTTCAGGATCAATGAAAGATTTTTTATCATCTATATTTTTAGGGGATTCAGCTTCAACTTCACTAACCTGTTTACTGGCTCTGTACTTTTTGAATATATCTTTAGCACCTTGATTAAATTCTTCTTGAAACTTCTTTTCAAAATCTAGTAAGTCCAAAACACCTTGACCCTGTAAATCGCTAGTTCTAACAAGTTCGTCGTTTACATTCTTATACTGCCCTGTCGATATTTCGTTTCTTTTTACTAACAACTTTCTCTTTAAATCAGTTTCCAACTCAGCAATTTCATCCGATAAAACTTTTGGCATATTTATTGAGATTCGAGTGCCTTCTCTTTTAGCGAATCCCTCTGATAGTAGTAAAGAGTTTTTGTCGTCTTCTAAGTTTTTACTGAAGTCTATTTGAGGAAACATATTTCTCCTCATATTTAAAAAGAAAACACCACGCTCTTCTCCTATCTCTAAAGCACCTAATGTAGTTTGTATAGCCTTAACGCCTTCAGTTATAACAATAGGATTGCCAGTCTCTAATAATTTCTGACGGAAAGCGTTCTCAAGTTCATCCTGACTTCTTATAGGAGCATCAACTCCCTCTATAGTAGCTTGTCCGTTTGATTTGAAAGCCATACCAGCAGCCACTAATTCAGCTTGTATGTTATATAAAATGTCAGTGGCTTCTTTTTTATCGCTAAGTATATTCTGTTCTTCAATCTTATCAATCTCCTCCATCAATACAGCTTTACGATTAGTATAAGCACCGTATATCGGGTCCTCCCCTTTTCGTTTAGCACCTACTCCAAATCTTGCTGTGCCTACTTTAAAATGCCCTGATGCGTGTTCTAAAAAGTTTTTAGCTGCTTGTGGGTTTTTTACTGCTAATTGCCGTGTAACACGTTCAATCATTTCTACCTGTTTATCAGCAGTCATCCAGTTTGTTTCTGCCCACACTTCGTCTAGTCTTGTAGCGTATCTAGGATCATCTAAATCTAAAGTACCGTCACTAAATAAACGGGCTTCTATATCAGCTTGTACTTGTTTTTCTGCCTCTTTGTTTTTACGTGTATCGTACTCTAAAACATATTTATCTATTGTTGGTCTAACTACTTCGTCAAAGCCTTCTTTAACAAATACATCTGTAGCTAACTGCCCGTATTGTCCTTCAAAATCTTGTCTTATTATACCTGCTATAGCTTCCGTGCTAACATCTTCGTCTCCGGCTTCTGGATTATTTAAACGAAAATGTAGTTGCTTTTGGTACTCATCGTGCAGACGTGCTCCTAAAGCTCTCTTCTTTCTTTTCCAATTTAATGGCGAAGCTAGAAACGGTATACTGCCTTTACGTACTTGTTTGTCTAATTCAGCTTCTGTTTTATTTAAATCTGCTTTTAATTGTTCAGGCGACATCCGAGCAACTTCTTCTTGGAACTGCTCAAACTCTATATCAGCTACTCGTGTGTACTGCTGTAACACTGGATTAACTTGACCCAACGCATCAGCTAAGTCCATCAACTTGTTACGTCCTGCTCGTTGAACTTGTATCCCGTACTGACCAGCCCGTTGAATGGTGGGTGATATACCGGGAACAGCGTCCCCTAATCCTTGTACTTGTACTCGTTCTCTAGCCATATTAACTTCTTGTTAAAACTGTAGATGTAGGCTCAAAGCTACCACCTGTACCTGCCCCACCGAAACCACCGCCCATCTGTTGCATCTGCAATCCAGTACCATACGCACCCACTGCACTTGTGGCAGTCTGTAACAATGCAGTCAAAGCACTAGGTCTGTTGATAGGTTGATTGATTCCGATCTGACGTTGAGTCGTCGCAAACCCTGCTTGTTCAAGACCCATACCTGTTGCTACTTGTCCTAGTTCTTGCTGTCTTAAAAGTGCTGACCTGTACGCTCCTTCTTGTCGTGTGTAGTCATCCATCAACGCTTGTACACTAGCTCCGGCAACACCTGCCTCTCCAGCAGATACTCTAGCTCGTGCTAATGCTTGTTGTGATTTACGACTAACTTGTTCCAACTCACGACCCACAGCTTCCTGCTCTTGTGCTTGACGCATACGAATGGAAGTTTGTTCTTGTAGGAAACGTTGACGTTCAGCTGCTGAGGCTTGTGCTTGGTACGCTGCTTGCTGTTTAGCTTGTCGCCTAGCACCCATATACTGAGCACCACCCGCTGCAACTGCAAGACCTGCTAATAACGCTGGATAACACATATCAATTACTTCCTCTCTAATATAAA